CTCTCATCGATCAGATGAGTAATTGCGCGAATGACACGAACAACAACAATTATGTCCCGCGACCGCCGCCCACTAGGACCCCTACGGGGGGAAGCAACTCTAGTGGGACAGGCGCTCGCTTTCAAGGCCAGAATGGACAAAATCAGCAAAGAAATCTACATCGAAAAGACCACGGCGCTTACCCGAAAGCAGTTCCGTCGTGGCGTGTTGTTACGGGCCAAGCTAGGGCCAACGAAGAGCTCCTCTCTCAATTAAGGGACCTTACACAGAAGGTCCAGGGCTACGAGGATGGTACTCGGGAGAGGGAGTTGGAACGAAAGCAGCTGGAAATTGAGACGCGCATTGAGGAAGAAATGAAAGAGAAAGCTGAGCTGGAATTGATTGAGGAAGCTAAGCGGAGTGCATTGCTCCGGGAAAAACGGAAAATTGAGAATGCTTTCCGTTTGCGTTCTGAAGCGTTTCGTGTTGTATATAAGGAGTACAGTTCAAAAACGAAACTCTTCTTTATCTGTGTGTTTATATTGATCCCTTTCTTCATTTCTGCGTTATGGTCCTTGGACGTTGAGTCATTACCCTGGGGATATGATCGTACCTGCACCCCTTATGTTCTTTTTCATTGGTGCTTCCCTTATGAATATATGAATTGGTATATTCATCCACTGACTTTCCTTTTTGTATGTATTGTAAATGTTTTTTGGATCTCTTATTTATGCACTTTGAGTGTGCGAATTAAGAAGTCAAACTGGAAGTTTGTGGAGTGGTGTGACTCCAAATTTAGTTTGGACGTCAGGACTGATACTCTTCAGCAATCGGAGTTTAAGCATAAGTCGAATATTGCTATGCTTAGGTTTAAGTATTATGACATTGGAGTCAAGCGAGAGAAAAGATGGCTTGTATCAATGGAATTGCTCATGCAGCTGAATACGGCTGCTATAATGGACGTGTATGCTACCGAGGAAATTACTTGGGAGCGTATTCGTTATGCGGCAAAAACAAATCAGTCGGTTAATATCGACAAATCTTTGGTTCTTGATGGGCAGAGGGTTTATCAACAAACTTGTTTGGTTGCCCTCGATATGTGGCGTTCCATGATTATGGACGTCGCGCCCATGAATTTTCCAAAAAGCCAGTGAGCAGCCGCAGTGGTCCATTCGTCCGTGGATATAGGTTTGGTGAAGTTACATTAGCCAAGCTTCCGGATATCAAGTCTGATGCTTATTTGTTGTCCTATCGTCAATCTGATTTGATGCGTAGGCCGATTGTGGGGGCAAGCTTGGGATGTCATGTCCCGGGCATTGCGCTGCCACATCCAGACCCGGACGATAGTGAGACCATGCTTGCTGGCCTTAGCAAACGAGTGGCTGTGAAACCCCCACAGCCTGATCCGGCCCGTATGCGAAAATTTAGGGGATTTGTGGAAAAATGGGTGGCAGATAATATGAAGCCACTCGACTCCGACAGCGACACATCGGTTGATTGCTGGTTGAGCCACACATCTTATCCGTTATGGAGGAAAGAACAATTGTTGCAGAAATGGAAGAATGTCTTGAACATTCGTTCCAATCCCAAGTGGATGCAATGCAAATCTTTCATGAAGGATGAGACTTATTCGGAGTATAAGCATGCGCGGGGCATTAATTCTCGGTCTGATGAGTTTAAATGCGCGGTCGGTCCTATCTTCAAGCTTATTGAGAAGCAATTGTTTTCTAAGAAACATTTTATTAAGAAGATTCCCGTTTCCGAACGCCCCCAGTACATCATCGATTTACTATATAAGGTAGGTGCAAAATATTTGGGTACAGACTACACCTCTTTCGAGTCCTTGTTCACGAAGGAATTGATGGAGTCTTGTGAGTTTGTTCTTTATGAGCACATGACTAAATTTCTTCCCGAGTCTGACTCATTTATGAGCCTTCTTCGGGACGTGTTATTGGAACAGAATATTTGTAAATTTCGAGATGTCACTATTAGTGTTGGTGCCACCAGGATGTCTGGTGAAATGTGTACATCCCTGGGCAACAGCTTCACAAATCTCATGGTCATGCTTTTCCTCTGTGATGAGCTTGGCAGTGATATTGAGCTTGTGGTTGAGGGTGATGACGCACTGACACGAATTATTGGACCTATTCCGACGGTCCAGGACTTTGCATCATTGGGGTTGACAATTAAATTGGTTGAGTATGACAATGTCAACGAGGCGAGCTTTTGCGGGCTTGTTTTCGACATGGTTGACCGTACTAATATTACCAACCCCAAGGAAGTGGTCGCATCAATTGGCTGGACAACTCGCCAATATATGAATGCTAGATCTAGAAAGATGAAAATTCTCTTACGTTGCAAAGCCCTTTCCCTTGCTTATCAGTACCCTGGCTGTCCCGTGTTGTCCTCCTTAGCGCGTTATTTGTTGCGGGCGACACGTTCTACTACAGTCTCCGACAAACATGTGAGAAACATTCGCAATGATTATCAACGTGAGTGGATGCTTGATGTTCTTTGTAAGTATAAGGTCTATCCATTACAAGCAGCCCTTCCAATTGGAATGGGAACTCGGCTTTTGGTCGAGAAGCTTTATGGTATTGACATATCCAGACAAATTGTATTAGAAGAACATTTTGATTCACTCTTTGATATCGAACCGATTGACCATCCATTATTGTCGGACTTGTTTCCTCAATGTTGGCGTGAATATTATGATAATTATTCTGATTTTGAAACCAGCATAGAGGTCAAGAGGGCTTGGGAAAAAC